CTGTCCTAATTCATCAATGCTTTTAAAAACATTTCTGTTTACATATTCTTGTATTTGATATTGTTTTGTCATAATATTTGTTTTAGTGTTTCGCTTTATTGCTGGTACAAATATATAAACAATTTGTTAATAAAAAAACTATTTGCTATTTATTTTTAAAAAAAAGTAAAAAAAAATTCCCAAGCCTATAAAGACAAGGGAATTCTCTCGGGTCACTAAACCAAAAAATTATGATAACATTACAAAGATACATTTAATTCTTTTATTAAAATGTCAAACTTCAACTTTTTTGCTATTAATTCTTCTTTGGAATATTTGTAGTTTCTTTTCTCGTTGCTTATCTGGTCTAACTGCTCTACAAACTCGCTTCCGTACCTTTTAAGCAATCCTTTTCTATATTCCAATAGATTACCGCTTAAGAATTTATTACAATGGCTGTTGCATTGTTTGTGGCAATTCCTTTCATCAAACATTAAACCCGAATACATACCAGCAGAATAAAAATGTCCACCAGCCCAATCGGTTGTATTTAAGTTTCCGCAACTAATGCAAGGTAAATCCTTGTCACGCATTCTAACCCACTTTTGAAACGACTTCTTTGCATCGGCTTCGTATTCTGATAGTGTTTTAAGTTTGTCTTTTAAAACAGCCTTTTCTGCTTTCCATTCTCTTTGCTCTTTTTGGTCTTTTAAGTTTTTAGAATGTAACATCGCACATTTATATCCGCAAACTGCTTGAGCAAACTGAACTGGAATAAATAACTCTTTGCAAACTTTACACTTTTTAGCTTTCATTTTAATTACAGTATTGACTGCCGACGCTTAAAGCATAATCAATTTGACTTTGTGTTATTACATCGGTGCAATTATTTTTTACTTTAATAACCGAGTAAACAGAAACACCACCTTGTCCATTTACTACGTTAAAACTTGATGATTGTATAACCTCTCCACAATTACAGTTTGTGTTGGTAGTTGTTGTTTCATCTGTTGAACAACTTAAAGAAATCAATGCTAGTGCTAGAATTGTAATTACTTTTTTCATAATTTATTATTTAGTTATTTATTTACTTATTTAGTTATTTATTAGTTATTTAATTACTTTCTTTTGTTAGATTTTATTGCTTTAAAGATATAGTAAACCCAAGGGAAATAGCCAGAAAAAAGACTAAATCCATTGGGTACTATTTACTTTCTTCAGTTGAGTTTCATCACTTTGAAAGATGCTAAATTTTATTTAAGTTAAAATAGCTTTCGAACTTGCAGTACTTAAATACTGATGCCACCATTTCGATTTAGTCTGGTGCTTCCTTTCGCATAACCCGATGGTAACCCATCAATTTTTTAGGAAGTATAAAGGTTTTTCGAAAACGTGATTGTAGACAAAAACAAAAAACCCTAACAAGAGGATGGAAGTCTTATTAGGGTATGATGTTTTGTAATTGTCAAAACCTAAATCAATAGGTTCCATCCAATTGATGTGCCAAAGATAAAACTATTTTTGTAATAATCGCATAAAAAATTAAAATATTTGATAAATTGTTTTACCATCTACCTTTTTTGCTCGTAAAACTTGGTTTCTGTTATTGCTGGAATAAGATACGTGCAACCAGTCTGGATTAAGTTTAGTTCCGAATTCCCAGATTAATTGGTCGTATTCTAAATTGTCTTTTATCCAATGGAATAAGATAGCATTTGTCACCTTATCGCCTTTCATATCTATGTCAATCGCTTCACCTTTGCAATGCTGGCTTGTTACGCTGCCCTTAATGGCTTGATTTAAGTTTATGATACGATAACCGCTGCTGATGTGAATTGGTACGTTAAAATGCTCCCTTGCTGGTTCAAATACTTTCTCGGCTAATCTAATTAAGTTGTCTATTTGTGCTTTGTTAGGCTGGTTTACTATTCCTAACTTGATTGCAGTTTCTGAATAGGTCAATTCTGCTAGTGTTAAATGCTTACTTATTTTCATAATATACTAAATTTGTTTTTAATGTAAATTCCAACTGCTATTAAAGCTAAAATAATAAACAAGAACCAAAGATAATTCCAGAATGATACTGCTTCTTTGTCTATTTTTTTAATAGTAGCTTGTTTTGTTTCTTCAATCTTGTTGTTACTTTTGATATTAACTCCTTTTTGTGCTTTTTGCGCTATTGTTTTATCTTTTACTATACTTTTATTGGCTTTCTTTTTTTGATGCTTAATTTTAGCGTTTAAATAAGTCTTACCATTTATTACCATCGGTTTTGTGCTGTCAATAGGTGTCACTTCTATTTCGTCACTTGTAGAATTATCGATTATTTTTATATTTTCTTTTGTGTCTGTGGTAGTCTTTGAAGTATCTACAACAGCAATAGTAGTTTCGGTCTTTATATCTTGTTTAGTTTCTGACTTGTTTACCTTTCTGGCACCGCAACTGATAAATAAAAGCAAAATTAATAAATATTTCATCATCCTTTTTTTAGTTTTTGTACTTCTAGTTTAAGCGTATCATAATCTTTTTGCAACTTGTTATATTTAGCTTCTAAAATTTTATGTTGTCTTTCCCAATTTTGAGAAACTTCAATTTCTTTTGCGTATGATAATTGTATTTCATTAAACTTATTTTGTAATTCTCTGTTATGTGTTCTCATTTCAGATAGTTCCGCCATAACCTCTGACATCCTATCTTTGTAATCTTCTAAAAAACCATTATACATATTTTGCATTGAAGATACTGCGTCTGTTTTAGCTTTCATTTTACCTCCAAAAATCCAAGCTATTGGGGATGCTATGAAACCCATTAATGCTAACCAATTGTCTGCTAAAAAATTCATTCGTTTATTGTTATTTTTGATTTAAAATTATCTTTTGTCATATAAGCAAGTAATGCTGAACCGCCTATTTTTATTATTGTTATCAATCCGTTATTCAATCCGAAGTCTTGTAGGATATTATATTGAGCATCGATTAATACGGTTATTAACCAACTAATAACTACCCAATATTCTTTTAAAAATGCTTTTAATTTATCCATAAGTTTAATATAAGTACGGTTAGTAATGCACCTACTGCGCCTCTAAGCACATCAATATAATCGATAAAACTTTTGTTATACATTTGCCATCCCCATTCCCACATCGTGCCTATAACGCCCATAATAAAAGCGGTGATTAATAATTGCAATGCAAACGGTACACCGTCGAAAGTTAGAAATAAAAGGATGCCTATAACGCCTCCGATTAAGTAGTGAAGAAAGTTTCTCATTATATTGTAGATTTATTTTTGTAACGTGTTATTTTATAATTCTGTTTTGTAAAAGTATCAGCAGCGTTACCCGTTACCGTTAAATACAAAGTATTTGCAATTGTTGGGTCAAAAGTATAAGAAGCCCAAGGATTTGCCGCTAATGCTGCTGTTGCTTCATCCGTTGCAACTCCTACCGTATTTGCTAAAACTTTTACAGTTGCGCCTCGAACGTGAAATTCTCTTTTAATAGTTTGATATAAGTTAGTTGCCCCAAGCGAGGCACTAACTGCTAATAATTGAGCAGTTCCGCTATTGAAAGTCGATGCCGTATCTGTCCAAAGTCTAATTGTAGATGCCGCAGTTGTTCCAACTTTTTGACTTAACGCCTCAATCTCAAATGCGTCTAAATCACTAAATGTATTTGCCGGTACGTCTACTTGATACATTACTATATTTGTACCACCGCTTACAGTCGAACCTAATACATTGCAGTTAAGAATAACTTGCATATAATTATCTGTGACTTGCTTAAGTTTCAAAGGTGTTACAATTCTTGTATCATCCGTTCCCGTTGTTACTTCCGCTGTTGTAGCTATTTCTGCAATTCCAGCTACTGTTTCTGTGGCGTTTGCTATTATAGGCACTACACTTAAAGGAATAGGTACTAATGTTCTAACTGGTGTTACGCCTCCAAATTGAAACTCATAAGTAGGATTTGAACCGCCAGAAATTCTATTGGCGTAGTATTTCATTACAACCCTATCGGTGTCTAAAAATATACCGTCATCCCAAATAGCAGTTGCACTAAATTCAATATAAGTACCACCATCAATTACTGGAATAGTATTGTCACTTGTCGCAATCAACGTTTCAACACCGCCACTTGTACGTTTATAAACTTTAAAATAAAACGATGCCTCGCCACTTCCAGATATTCTTCTTATATTTCCGATTGTTGTAATATTAAACACGCCCGGATTACCAACTATAATATTTGGCGATGTCGCTAAACTTGATATTAGTTGAGAAGTAGTTGTTATTGCACCCGTTGAAATATCAACCGCGGTCGTGTTGTATGATGGGTCTGTGATGCTTGTTACTATTTTCACATATCCTACAATGTCACTTGCTACGTTTGTTGGATAAAATATAATGTTTGAGGGCAAATCTTCTAACGATATAAAGTGTGTTGTTCCATTATCTCCATCATTTATAAGTTCGCTTGTTTTAGTAATTACAGTTGGAATAGTAGGTTTATTTAATATTAAAGCATCGCCAGTAGTAGCATTCCAATCAGCATTTACATTAACTTCTGCACCGGCAGCAATACCAGCAAGTTTAGTCTTTTCAGTTTGTGAATATTGCTTGTAAGTAGTTCCATCAAGTACATCATCTTGATTTAATACTACAACTCCAGTCTGACCGTTTACGCTACTTACAGCACCACCGCCACCACCACTAACAGTATTTATGTTTATAGTTGTTAGATTTGGCTCAATAGTCAAATTAACAGTCTCTACTGTTGGATAGATATTTATGTCTATTGTATCGCTCATTATCTTGTTATATCACATTCGATTAAAAATTCACCACTTAACCAAGTCTTTACAGATGTATCTGCAAATACTATTTCTAAATCATATAAGTAATTTCCAGATGCTATGTTTATGATTTGTTTGTTTATCTTAAATAAGCCTCCAGCAGCGTTAGTAATTGTAATTCCAGCACTAGCAACAGAAGTCAAAGATAATGCAATCAATCCACCGCATTCGCTTCTTAACTGCATTCTGATAGTTGCTCCAGTTAAATTTAATGCAACAGAATTTTTAACTATTGCAAACGGCATTTCGTCAAAAGTATCGCCTTTAATATGTGTGAAATTATAACTCATAATTTTTTATTTTGCTTGTTTAAATATTCCTTTACTTTTTGAATATTGTCTGTCTTTATTTTGTAAGCAACAAATTTACTTTTTTCTTGCTCTTTTTTTTCTTTATCTGTCATAGTACCCAAGGACAAGGATTTGCTTTTTGGTCTGGAAACATATCGCTATCTGAATTAGTCCAATATTCTGGAAACATAGCACTAGCATTTATTCCCATATAATCGATAAATCTTTTTGCGTAAAAATCTGCAAAAGTTCGATGCTTTTGAACTAATAAATCCAACTCTTCTTTTGTCGTGCTTTCGCTATTTTCAGAACGGTGTTTAAATACTCCACCGTTTCTGATTTGATAGTTTGCAAAAGGCAAATAATCTACCATCGCAAAATGAATTAACATCGGTTGCACATAGTCTTTTACCAAATCTAAATAATCACCGCTTAAAGTGGCTGTATTTATCTTTAAAGTGATAGCATCATACAGTTTGGTGCCTATGTAATTTTGAATGTGCATCTGTTGTGCAATTTTGATAAACTGCATAAACAAATCAGCATCTACATTACCATTAAGAATAGTATTTGCTTTTAAATCTGTCTGTGTTATGAATAGTGTTGTAGCCATAATTATTTCATATCGTGTGGCGCAATATACGCTCTTTGGTCATTAACTGTTGGTATAAATCCATTCTCTGCAATCGATTTACTCGGACTTACTATTTCAGCATTTGGACTGTAAATGTCTACTTTAGATTTTCTGTCTTTACTTGCGTAAGTTTCACGTATCCAGAAATGTTTGCAAGTTCCATTTGGGAATTCCTCGCTTAAAAGTCCGCCACCTTTCCATAAAAATATGTCATAAGGCTCATTTGGATTTGGTGACATACCAAAACCCGGATTGACAGTCATTGTACTCATTCTATTTATGTCCTCTTTTCTGTAAATCTTATTTGCTCCCATCATTTGTTTGCAAAATGACCGTTCTGGTGAACCATTGCCACCATATCTGTAACGAACTTTATAAATTGGACTGTCCTCAATACTACTTGCGTTTGGTATTGCTGTTCCAGTACTTAAATGAACGCTTAATTGTGCATCTAAATTAGTTTCTTGCTCATAATCTACTGCTCTGCTGTCTATTAATTCGTATTTTTCAAGGTCTATTTCCTCTCCAAACTCTGATAAATCTACTGCCGATAATGTTTCTGGCTGTATTGGTGCCACTTCTTGTGGTGCTAAAGTTGATTTTAAGCCTATTAGCGACCTTATTTCTTCGGTTGTTAGGTTTTCTATAACCTTGTTAGCTAACGTGTCATTTAAAGCGTTTATTTTCTCTACTAAAGGATTGATTTCTACAGTATTTGTTAAATCATTATTAGCATCCAAAGGCTGTAAACTCTTGAAATAAAGGTTTAAAGCAATATTATTGAACTCCAAAACAGTATTAAACTCCTTAATCAGCAAGTTTTGAAATGGTTTAATAACAGTATTTTGCATTAAGATAGTTGCAGTCTTTAATTCCTCGGCATTATTACCAAATCCGCTGTTGTCTTTTATTCCCAATAGCATCGGTGAAATAACTCTATGTGATACCATTATTTTACGCATACTTTCGTCGCTTAAAAACTGATATTGATTATGTGCATCCGATAATTGAACTGGTGTAACAGTAGCACCGTAATTATTATTGTCGTTAAAAGATAAAATAAATCTACCAGCATTTGAAGTTCCACTAAACTTTTGTGTTATGCTTCTTTCTATGTCTCTTTGCTCGTCTTCTGTCGGTGTACCGTTATTAAAGTTTATAAGCATTGATGGCGCTAAACCATTCATTATATTATTCAAATGGTAGTTGCTTATTTCCTCTTCAAGTTCACAATACTGTAAACCCCCTTGCCAATCTGGTGGTGAATAATAATAAAAACCAGTTTTGTAAGGTTTAATAAAAAGTATTTCCTCGCCACCGTTACCAAATCCAAATGCTGGAATTTCTAAAGGTTTATTTTGTCTGTTTACTTTTGTCCAATCCTCAGCATAAAAATATACTTCAACTTCGCCATCGTCGTTGCATTTTCCACTACGTAATGTTTCAACTGGAAAGTGATTACATTCTACTATTCTAGTTTTATCAATCGAATAAACAACTTGCAAGGCACATTGTCCCATCGCTTTGAAGTCATAGCATAATCTTTCAACCGTATCATTGTCGAACAGTAACATAGCTTGTGCAAAGTCCTCTGGCTTTAATACTTTATCACTAGCATCTAAACCTTGTCCAAATATCATTTGACTAATTCCGTTCACAATAGCGTTGTTGGTTGGACTTCCATTTATTCTGTCTTGTAAATATCCAAAGTAATTATTATCGGCTCCATAACCAATCCATTCTTGATTTCTTACTTCAACTATTTTAGGACTTGTGTAGGTTGCTAAATTTACAATTCCAATGCCAACGTTTTTATTTGGCTCTTTTTTTATTGCTGGTTTTTGTCTCATATTATTGAATTACGATAAAATCGTTATTATTTGTATTCAAGGAATTATATTTTTGATAATTTATGGAATAGTTTGTGATGCTCTGTGCTGTTGAAAAAAGTATGTCTTTATATAATTCATCGCCACTTGCATTTAGTACCTTAAACTCAAAGAAAGCACCCTCATATAGGCAGTTAATTGTTTTTTGAATATAAACTAAATCGTAAACGTTTGGAAATACATCAGCATTTGTAAACGTGAATACTTCTTTTGTCTGTTCGTCTTTTAATTTTAATGTCAAAGGCTCGCCCTCAATATATCCTTTAGGAATAGTGATGAAAGTTTGTGTCGCATTATTTTGATTTACTACTGTCATACTTGTGTAACGAATAAATTTATTTTTTTGCATAAAAAAAAGCCGTTACAGATTGCAACGGCTTTAAAAAAAATAAATGAAAAAAAATTACGGTGTTATTTGTGTTGGTGATGCGTGTGATGTTACTACCGTAGAAGTTACAAACGGTGCCATAATAGGCTCTTCTGCTGTAACTGTTAATGTGTAACCATTCATATCACCTAAAGCAGTACCGGTTGAAATTGTACCATTCACATTGCACCCTCTTGTCAATCCAACAGCAAAATAATTTCCGTTGTTGTCTTCAATAAATACGTGAGGTCTTTGTGAAACTATTTTTTGAATTTCTACTTGTGTAGCCACATCCATTTTAGTTAATACTGCCGTAACAGTTTGACCGTAAAAAGTTGTGCCATTTTCATCACTTGATGTTATAACTTGCTCCAAGTTATTTCCACCTTTTACATCGTATTTATAAAAGTTTGTCCCAGAACCACTAATCGCAGTTAATGTTCCAGCAGTTATAGTCAATGTACCCAACGTACCATAATCAGCAAAGTAGATTGTTCTTATTCCACCGACTACATCTTTGCAAGGTAACTTTCGCCCCGTTGCCATTAAGCAAGTACTCATATTGTTGTCTTTTAAAAGTTAATAAATAGCCACCCATTTTACAAGGTGGCATTTAATTTAATTATGCTATTCCGTAAGTAACAGAGTCAGCACCTATTCCAACTTGAATACCTCTTGTGAAACGTGCGATGAAACGAACGTTTTTAGAACCATCTAAATCAGCCATATCAATAGTCTTGATAATGTTAGCATCATCAGCCAATCCAAATCCAACAAATAAGTTAGAAATTTGAGCAGCTACCATTACGTTTGCTGGTAAACCATTTGCAACGAATACTGGAACACCATCGAAAGTCAATTCTTGACCGTTGTACCATTGTGTACCTAAACCTTGAACTCCATTGTTTGAAGTAGCAGCAACGCTAAATCCACCCAATGCTCTTACATATGCTTTTGCAACGTTTTGAGACACATAAATTCTTAAATCTTCTGTTCCATAAAGTGATGCTGGAATACCATCTACAACTCTGCCCATTTCAGCGATTACGTTTGCAGAAGTAATAGCCAAAGGTGTAGCGATTACAGTTGCTCCATCTGTTTTAAGTAATTTACCTAAACCATTTGTTGAATTCCACAAGAAAGTTTCAGTATCTAAAGCGATGTCTTTCAACATTTTTGCAATAAAGAAATCTGAAAATGTAGCTGGTAAAACATCGAAAGCAGAAAAGCCCATAGATGATGCTTCCCAGTCTTGTTCGAAAGGTGTTTTACAAAGTTGTAAGTTTACTTGTTTTTCAGCAACAGTCAAAACTTTATCTGAAAGTGTTACCACTCCAGCATCAGTAAAATCACAAGTAGCATCTGCAACGATACCAGAATTTACTAATTTTTTGATGTTTGTTTTATACTTCACATTAGGAATAACTGTTACTCCATTGTTTGCGATAGTATTTGCGCTTAATACCGCAGCAGCGATATATTTACCAGCGAATTCGCCGGCGTAGTTTGATGTAATTGTTGGTTGATTAGCCATTGTTTTTAAGTTTTAATTGTTTTGTTTTAAATTGCTTTTACGAAAATTGTTACTGACACTAAATAACTCGGTGTCGTTGTGCTTAATAAATAAGTTGATGTTGTGTTTGCTAAATTGGTATCTATTGAATTAATAACAGCGTAAGAAGTTACCGTTGCTGTTGCTAAAAAGTCCAAAGCCAATAATGCTATTACTGCACTATTTGTAGCCGTTACAATTGCAGTCATTGTGTTTACTGCTGTACTTGTCGCAGTCGTTGAAAATACCAAAGGAATAACAACGTCATATCTGTACTGAAAATCTTGAATTATAGTTACCGTAGGTGGTGTGTATCCAACTGGTAATTTTTCTGCTGGAATTGCATTTACTGTTCCGTTTACTACTATTGCCATAACTTAAATTTTTATCTAGATAATAAATCCATAATTCTAGCTTCTGTATCTGAAAGATTTTTTCCAGAATTAGCTTTCGTCAAACTTACTTTTGTGTCTGTTGGTTTGTGCGTTAATGGTTTTTTTGCAACTGTTGTAGAAAGTGTAGCTTTCATTTCAGTTTGCGCTCCCATCAAGGCATCAATTTTACCTTGTAATTCGTCAAGTTTTACTTGTACGGCTTCCATTACCAAAGCAATTACTTCTTCGATTGTAGGTGGTACTTCTGCAAGTACTACTTCGTCGATTACTTCCTCAACTGTTTCAACTGGTACTTCGGCAGCCATTTCCATTTCGCCATCTTCTGCTACTTTTGCAGCGATTTCACCAATTTTACCGATTTCGTAAACTTCTAAAGTATTACCATCTACCATCAAATAGCTACCTACTTCCAAAGGCTGTCTATTTTCACCATCAATTGCAAATATTGGCTCACCAACTGCAAAGGCATCTGCTTCCACAACCGTTCCGTTGTCTAAAGTCTGTTGCTCTAGTTTCACATTTCGTGAAAGCAAAGCATTAATTCTGCTTAAAATGTCTGTGTTTTTCATATTGATTAATTATTATTCTTGTGTATAACGATTTAGTTATTTATTTTGCATTTTTATTCTGCTTTTCTGTAAATAGTGCCTATTCCTTGTGCTTGTAATGAACCATCACAGCACTTGCGACTATACTTATTGTCTGGACATAAACAGCCTCTCTTATTCGTCGTAGGACTTGTTCTGCTCGGTGTCTTAAATTCTTTATTTTCTTTTGGCATTTTCTATTTTTTTAATGATTTCTAATAATTGTAAACCCGCTTCGATTTCTGCATCGGTGTCGTCTATTTTTGAAAGTGGTAACTTTGCCTTATCAGCAAAATATCCCTCTATTGAAAATCCTTTTACCTTTTTAGTTTTTATAAACTCATTCCAGATTACTTCATTCTCTACTTTGATAGTTCCCATCCACGTACCAACTGGAACGTTTAAATTATACAAATTACTTTTGTCCTTTTCGGTGTCTTCAACTATCCAACTTTCAACCATCGTTAAACCAGTAATAGCCTCTTGATGCTCAAAAGTCGCATTGCCTTGATTTCCGTTCTGGAAAAATAACTCCATACATTTGCGAATAGTATCTTGACTAAAATAAATGTAATACTCTCCGTTGTCTTCGTCTCTTCTGTAAATTGGTTTATCTGGGACTAACATAGCACCCATTATGATTTTCTTTTCTTTGTCTACTTCTGCAAAGTGATACTCTTTTGGTTGCTCATTTTTTAAAGCTATCCAATTCTCTTCAATGGCTGGATTTTCTACAATACTGATTGCATCTATTCCGCTTAATTCCATTGTTTCGTCTATTATTAATTCTATCAAAGTCATAGTTTCTTTTTTTTATAACGGTTTATTATCCTAAAGTTGCATTTTGTACTATTCCCATATTCAACGATTGCTGTGTAGTTACATCGCCACCAACAACAAATGCCTTAACTGGTTGTGTGTCTCTTGCCCCAATGCCCTCGGCTATTTGATTTGCACCACCTTGGCCGACTACGTTAAAAGTTGGTGCTGTTTGCATTGCTCCACCACCTCCGGCACTAACACCACCGCCACCACCGCCACCGCCTCCGCTTAATATGGCTTTTGCTTTTGCTACGTTTCCAAGAACCATCGCTGCCGAACTTGCATAACTTGCTATTCCAGCAACTATTCCAACACCCGGCACTAATGGAAATAATGCTTGTGCTGCTGCTGCCGATGCTCTTGCCTCTTTTACTGCCGAACCTAATGCAGTTGCTGTGCTAATTGCAATGTCTACTAATGCAATTCCTTTTTTTATTGTTGCTGCTGCCTTTGATTTTTTATTACTCAATCCCTCGACCGCTTCCAAGCCATTTGCCAAATTTGATGCGAGTCCAAGTAAAGCATCTTTTTGCTCTGTGAACTTTTCTAATGCTCTTGCTCTTCGTTCCTCTTCTCGTGCTGCAACAGCATCGGCACTATCAAAAATTATTTGTGCATTTTGTAATTCAAATAATTGTTGTGCAGAAAGCAAACTCTCTTTGTACTTTAAATCAGCATCTATTTTAGCTTGATTTGATGCCTCTAATGCTTCTAGTCCAGAAATATCAAAACTTTCATCTACTGGCTTGTTATACTGCTTATCTAATTCGTCTAGTTTCTTTTTTTTCTCTTCGTCTGTTAGTAAGGCATCTTTTGCCGCTTGTTTGTCTATATCACGAACTCCTAATAAATATGCTGCCCTATCATTTTTTAATTTTAATAATGCGTCTTGACTTTCTTTTACAACAGCATCACCTTTCGCTTTTGTTTCTGCTGGGTCAAATCCTAACTTTGCTAAATAATCACTCGCTTTGTCTCCTAGCGTTTCATCTAGTTTTGATTTTATATTTACTCCGGGTATCTTATTTAATAAATCGATAATATTATTAATTGCCTTTGATGCTGTTTCATATAAAAACCTTTGTGGAATACTTACAAAGTCAATAAATGATTTTAGCATTTCATAGTTTCTCTTTGCTCCCTCTGTTGCTAACTTTGTGGTTTCAATTTGATTTTTC